ACAGGAAAGCGCGTATCACATAATACTACTAAACAGTATAAAACAACGTTTAGAGTTCCCAGAGCTTAAAAATCTTGCTATGGAAGAGTATGCGGATTGGGAACCAGACGCATTTATTGTTGAGAAGAAGAGCGCGGGTACAGCCCTATACCAAGAAATGCGGCGTATGGGTTTGCCTGTTCAGGAGTATACCCCACATAGAGGGTCAGGAGACAAGCTAGCACGTCTAAATTCTGTGGCAGACATTGTAGCATCAGGTATGGTATGGGTTCCTCAGACTCGTTGGGCAGAAGAAGTTGTAGAAGAGATTGCTGGGTTTCCTTTTATGAGCCATGATGACTTGGTGGACTCCACCGTTATGGCGCTTATGCGGTTCAGGCAAGGCGGGTTTATCACTCTACCTAGTGATGAGCCGGAAGAACAACGATATTTTAAGCAGCGCCGTAGTAGCGGGTTTTATTAAGAGGTAAGAACATGGCAGTAGAAAAAGGTTTATACGCAGCGCCAGAGGGCATGGATGAAATGCTTGAAGGAGATAAGCCCGAAGCGGAACTAGAGATTGAGATTGTCAATCCTGAAATGGTTATGCTTGATGACGGCAGTATGGAGATTACAATTATTCCTGATGCTAACGAATCAGACCTCCTACCGTTTGACGGAAACCTAGCTGAAGCGCTTGATGACGGGCAGCTCGCAGGTTTAGCGGAAGACCTTCTTGGGTTGATTGACGCAGATATCGAAAGCCGGAAAGACTGGGCAGACACGTTTGTCAAAGGTCTAGATGTGCTTGGGTTTAAGTATGAAGAGCGCACTGAGCCATGGGAAGGTGCGTGTGGTGTCTATTCTACAGTACTTGCAGAAGCTGCCATCCGGTTCCAAGCAGAGACAATGAGCGAGACTTTCCCTGCCTCCGGTCCCGTGAAAACAAAAATCGTTGGGCAAGAAACCAAAGAAAAAGAAGAAGCCGCACTACGTGTCAAAGCTGACATGAACTATGAATTAACGGAGAATATGGTTGAGTATCGCCCAGAACATGAGCGTTTACTTTACAGTCTTGGCCTTGCTGGTTCTGCGTTCAAGAAAGTCTATTTTGATCCTAATCTAGGGCGTCAGGTAGCTATCTACATACCCGCAGAAGACGTAATTATCCCGTACGGCGCTAGCCATATTGAGACAGCCGAGCGTGTAACTCATGTGATGCGGCGCACAAAGAACGAACTCAAGAAACTACAGGTAGCTGGGTTCTATCGGGATGCAGACCTTGGAGAGCCACAGCCTTACCATAGCGATATTGAAAAACGTAAAGCAGAAGAAGGTGGGTTCTCCTTGACTGATGATGACCGTTATTCGGTCTACGAAGTTCATGCAGACCTTGTTATTGACGGCGTTGATGAAGATGAAGACGAGATTGCTAAACCTTACGTAGTTACTATTGAGCGTGGTACTAGTGAAGTTTTGTCTATCCGCCGTAACTGGAACCCAGACGATCCACTTATGTTGAAGCGCCAACACTTCGTGCATTACGTATATGTGCCGGGGTTTGGGTTCTACGGACTTGGCCTTATTCATATCATTGGTGGGTACGCCCGCGCGGGTACATCTCTGATCCGTCAGCTTGTGGATGCAGGCACACTATCTAATCTTCCCGGCGGATTGAAGTCTCGTGGACTGCGTATCAAGGGTGATGATACACCGATTGAACCCGGTGAGTGGAAGGACGTTGACGTGCCGTCAGGGTCTATCCGTGATAATATCATGCCTCTCCCATATAAAGAGCCTAGCCAAACCCTTCTTGCCCTTTTGAATCAGATCACAACTGAGGGTCGCAGGCTGGGCGCTATTAGCGATATGAACGTATCGGATATGTCTGCTAATGCTCCTGTCGGCACAACTTTGGCGCTATTAGAGCGTACATTGAAGCCAATGGCAGCTGTTCAGGCTCGTGTCCACTACGCTATGAAGCAAGAATTTAAAATGCTTAAGGCGTTGATGGCGGAATATGCTCCGTTAGAGTATGATTACGTGCCGGTACGTGGTGAAGTTACTGCACGCCAAGCAGACTATATGATGGTAGATGTGATTCCTGTTAGTGATCCTAACAGCTCTACTATGGCGCAGCGGGTAGTTCAGTACCAAGCAGTGCTACAGATGGCGCAATCAGCCCCACAGATATACGACCTACCACAGCTACACCGGCAAATGATTGAAGTGTTGGGGGTTAAGAACGCTGACAAACTTGTACCAACCACCGATGATGTCAACCCAACTGACCCAGTTAGTGAAAACATGGCGGCGCTTGTTGGTAAACCTGTACGAGCCTTTATATACCAAGATCAAGATGCGCATATCGCTACACATATGGCGTTTATGCAAGACCCACAAGTCGCCCAGATGATTGGGCAAAACCCACAAGCGCAACAGATTATGGCGTCGCTACAGGCGCATATCGCAGAACACCTTGGGTTTAAGTACCGCAAACAAATCGAAGAGCGTCTTGGGGTTGAGTTACCACCTCCGGGTGAGGAGTTGCCGGAAGAGATTGAAGTTAACCTGTCTCGTCTTGTAGCTGATGCGGGGCAACAACTTACACAGGCAAATCAACAGCAAGCCGCGCAACAAGCTGCCCAACAACAACAGCAAGACCCAATGTTCCAGCTTCAGCAGCAAGAACTGCAAGTTAAAGCGCAAGAAGTACAGCGTAAAGCAGCTAAAGATCAGGTTGATGCACAAATCAAACAAGAAGAGCAGAAACGTAAACTTACCAAAGATATGGTGGACGCCAAGCTTGAAGAAGAACGCATTGAACTAGAGAAGCTAGAAGTTGGTATTGATGCTAAGAAGGCAGGAGTGAAACTACGCGCAGAAACTCGTGCAGCGCAGAACAAAGCTGACTTGGATGTTTTAAATATTTTGGAGAGAAATAGGAAGAAATAATGGCTAAAACCGTCTTTGACGTGCTTAAAGATAAACTTACCGAAGATAAATCTTCAGCACTACAGTTTCTTGGAGGGGGAGGAGCAAAAGACTTCGCCCAGTACAAGGAAATAACAGGCTTAATTCGAGGTCTCGATGCTTGTTATAATTACGTAGAAGACCTCTCGCGCAACTTTATGGATGAAGATAATGACTGAAGCAGCTCAGAAGATAACTGATGCAGATTGGGAAGCTCAACTTCCTAAACCCGCAGGATATAGAATACTCGTAGCCCTACCAGATGTAAGCGATTACTACGAAGGTAGCACACTCCTTAAAACGGATTCCGAAAAACATCGTGAATATATTACGTCTATTATGGGCGTAGTCATAGATATGGGTAAAGATGCCTACAAAGACACAGACCGTTATCCCGATGGTCCTTGGTGTAAAGCCGGGGATTACGTGATGTTCCGTATGAACACCGGAACTAGGTTTAAAGTTAATGGCAAAGAGTTCCGTTTGATGAATGATGATTCCATCGAGGCAGTTATACCTGATCCTCGTGGCATCTGTAGCGCATAAGGAGTATACAATGCCGTTCCAAAAAGTAGAGTTTGAGTTCCCCGATGAAACAGACAACAACCCAAAGCCAGATATTGAAATCGAACCTTCTAGCGAGATTGAAGTCGATGTGGGCGGAAAGAAAGCAAAAGCAGCAGCTGTTGAAAGTAAACGTATTCCTGATGCTGATGAATCTGAGGATAACTTTGAAATTGAAGTTGTCGATGATACGCCGAAAGCTGACAGAGGGCGCAAGCCGTCTGAGCCACCAGCTGACGTTACTGATGAAGAACTTGAAGACTATTCTGATAAAGTTCGTAAAAGGATTCAGCACTTCAGTAAAGGGTACCATGACGAGCGCCGTGCAAAAGAAGAAGCACTCCGTGAACGTCAAGAACTCGAAGCACTGACGCAAAGACTTTTAGACGAAAATAAAACGTTAAAAGGTACTGTGGGTAAGAATCAAACCGCTTTGCTTGAGCAAGCAAAACGAAATACAGATAATGATCTATCAGTAGCTAAAAGAGCGTATAAAGAAGCGTACGAATCCGGCGATGCAGATGCTGTTGTTGAAGCGCAAGAAGCGTTAACAAATGTTAAATTACGCGCAGAAAAATTAAACAACTTCAGGTTGCCTTCTTTACAGGAACAAGAAACCCCTGTACAACGTAATGTAGAACCCGCTCCAACACAGGTTCAAATCGACCAAAAGGCTGTATCTTGGAAACAAGAGAATCCTTGGTTCGAGGTAGATGAAGAAATGACAAGTTTTGCGTTGGGGCTGCATAATAGACTTGTCAGAGAGGGCGTAAGTCCTCAAAGTGATGATTACTACGAGCGGATTAACACTCGTATGCGGCAAGTGTTCCCCGAAAATTTCGAGGACTCTGCACAACAAAGTTCTGAAGAGGTTCAACAACCTCAAAGGCAAGCCAATGTGGTTGCACCCGCAACGCGGAGCACAGCACCTAAGAAAATTAGGTTAACGCAAACACAGTTGAATCTTGCTAAGAGACTTGGACTGAAGCCGGAACAATACGCCAAACAGGTTGCAATTGATATGGGGAAAAACTAATGGCTGAGAATCGCATCAATCGAGAGCAAGAAACTCGTGAAAAAACGACTCAACGTAAGGCTTGGCAGAGACCAGAGGTGCTACCCGCACCGAATCCTGAGCCGGGTTATGAATTTCACTGGGTTCGTGTCGCTACTCAGGGGCAAGTCGATGCCACTAATGTTTCCTCGAAACTTCGTCAAGGTTGGGAGCCGGTGAAAGCCGTAGATCATCCAGAAATTACTATGGTCACTATCGAAAATGATAGATTCAAAGACAATGTAGTTATTGGTGGTTTGATGCTTTGTAAGGCTCCAAAAGAGCTTGTGGAAGAACGGAATAGTTATTATTCCGGGCAGACTAAAGCGCAGATTGAATCTGTAGATAACAACCTAATGCGAGAAAATGACCCACGTATGCCGCTCTTCCATGAGCGGAAGACAAAGGTTACTTTTGGTAGTGGAACTTAACTTTTATGGATAAAAGGAGCTAAAAATGGCTTATCCAGCAGTTAACGGCCCTAATGGGCTTGTTCCAGTAAAATTGTTGAGTGGTGTTCCTTTCGTTGGCGTTACACGCCATTATGGAATTGCAAGTAACTATGGTACTAGCATTTTCAACGGGGATGCCGTTAAACTTGTTACTGGAGGCACCGTAGAGTTAGACACAGCAGATGCTGCAATGACTCCTATTGGTGTATTTCTTGGTTGTCAATATACTGACCCTACTCTTGGTTATAAGGTGTTTAGTCAGTATTACCCAGCCAGCACCGTTGCGGACGATATCGAAGCTTTTGTAGCTGATGGTACGGATGTCTTGTTTAAGGCTGTCGTTCTTTCATCTGCAGGTGGAGCAGCCGCAGTGGTAGGTGATCTTGCGATTACTGATATTGGTGCCAACGTAGGTATGATTACCCCAGCTACTGTTGGTAACACCATTACCGGTAATTCAACGATTGGTATTTCGGACACTTCTGCGACTACGAACACTCTGCCTTTGCGGATTGTAAGTTTGGTGGAAGAAACTAAAAACTCTAGTGGTGGTTACACTGAAGCTCTCGTTAAATGGAACGCGGGTCATCAGTTTAACAACACTACTGGCGTGTAA